GAAATGAAGCGCCTCCAGCGCTCAGGTTTTTACCGTGATGTGGACCTGCCGGAACCCACCGACACCATGGATGATGTCGAGCAGGCCATTGCGGAGAAGATGGGGTTCCGCGCCACATCGGACGACCGCTACAAGCTCCTAGAGATGCATGTCGATCTGGTCATTGAAGACGACAAGTACAGGGAGAAAGAAGATGGCGACGTTGGGCTACCATATATCGTCACTGTGGACAAAGCTAGCGAAACGGTCCTCTCAATTCGCCGCAACTGGAATCAGAACGATAAGCAAAAGCGTAAGCGCAACCACTTCGTACATTATTCGTATGTGCCGGGCTTCGGTTTCTATGCTTTTGGACTTATCCATCTTGTTGGTGCTTTTGCTAAGTCCGGTACTTCTCTTATTCGTCAGCTTGTTGATGCTGGTACCCTTTCTAATCTACCGGGCGGCTTCAAAACTAAGGGTCTTAGAGTAAAAGGTGACGATACGCCTATCGGCCCGGCTGAATGGCGCGATGTAGACGTAGCTAGCGGCTCTATGCGTGATAATATCATGCCACTGCCGTATAAAGAGCCAAGCCAAGTGCTCTACAGCCTCCTCGGCACTATTGTAGAAGAAGGTCGCCGCTTCGCTGCCGCTGCTGACATGAAGATCAGCGATATGTCGGCACAAGCTCCCGTTGGGACCACGCTGGCTATTCTGGAGCGCACGCTCAAGATCATGTCTGCTGTGCAGGCACGCATCCACTATTCGATGAAGCAGGAGTTCAAACTCCTCAAGGTCCTGATCCGCGATTATACGTCACCTAGCTACGAGTATGAGCCTGTAGTGGGCGATGAGCGCGCAAAGCAGGCAGACTACGACACTGTAGAAGTAATCCCCGTAAGCGACCCCAACGCTGCTACGATGGCTCAGAAGATCGTCCAGTATCAGGCGGTCATCCAGTTGGCCCAAAGCGCGCCGCAGCTTTACGACCTGCCCTACCTGCATCGCCAGATGCTTGAGGTGCTGGGTATCAAGGAAGCGGAAAAGCTGGTCCCGCTTAAGGACGGCGAAGACATGGAGCCGCGTGATCCTGTGTCCGAGAACATGGACATACTTAACGGTAAGCCCGTCAAGGCGTTTATGTACCAAGACCACGAGGCGCACATTAAGGTGCACACGTCCGCAATGCAGGACCCCAAAATTCAGCAGCTTATGCAGGCAAACCCGGGCGCGCCCGCAATGATGGCGGCAATGGCGGCTCACGTACAGGAGCATGTCGCGTTTGAGTACCGTCGCCAGATCGAAGAGGCCGCTGGAGTTCCTTACCCAGAACCCAACGCCGAGATGGACGAAAGCACAGAGGTCGAAATTTCACGTCTGGCTGCCGCAGCGGCAGAGAAATTACTAGGCAAAAACCAAGCCGAAGCGGCGCAAATGCAAGCACAGGCGCAAGCACAAGACCCGATCCTGCAAATGAAACAGGCGGAGCTACAAATCAAACAGCAAGAAGCTCAGATCAAACAGCAGAAGATGCAAATAGACGCTGCCGCAGAAGCGGATCGTCTGGACATCGAACGCGAGCGCATTGCTGCACAAGAACGTATCGCCGGTCTTCAAGTCGGCGCAAAGGTATCCACAGACGAGGCCAAATTGGCCGCGAACGAACGTATCGCCGGTCTTCAAGTCGGCGCAAGAGTAGCAACAGACAAGGCAAAATTGTCTGCACAAGAGCAAGAAGCAGGACTTCGTATTGGCGTAGATATCGCCCGCGAACAAATGCAGGCAGCGAAAGAAGCGGAGCAACCCCCTGCTCCACAACCTAGGCAGCGAACTGAGGATATAGATGAATGACGAAATTTTAATCTACATATCTGACAAGATAAAAGAAGAACTTAGGGTCATCGAAGAAGACATGGTCATGGGAAATGCCAAGGACTTCGGTGCCTATAAGTATGCCTGCGGTATTTATCGTGGGCTTCTCGTAGCAAACGGGATCGTAGCCGATCTCGCAAGTAAAATGGACAACGATGATGACTGACGTAGAGGACAAGACTCTGCCAAAAATGCCAAAGGTGCTGACGGCAGACCCCGAACGGAAGGCCAAGCAGCTACCTGACCCTTCAGGCTATCGCATACTATGTGCTATTCCGGAAATCGAAGAAAAGACCGAAGGCGGAATTATCAAGGCTGATATTACCCTTCACCACGAAGAACTCCTGACCACGACCTTGTTTGTACTGAAGCTAGGCCCGGACGCTTACTCAGACAAAACTAGGTTCCCTAGCGGCCCATGGTGCAAAGAGGGTGATTTTATCCTCGTGCGCCCGCACGCTGGTACCCGTGTGAAAATACATGGGCAGGAGTTTCGCGTAATTAACGACGATTCTGTTGAAGCCGTAGTGGAAGACCCACGCGGTATTACCCGAGCATAGGAGGCGAAAATGGCCCAAGAAGAACACATGGAAGAATTCAAGATCGAAGAAGAGCAGGAGCAGGAGCAGGAGCAAGAGCAGGAAGCTCCGGAGCTTGAAGTCGAGGACGATACCCCAGAGGAAGACCGTGGGCGCGAGCCTATGCCGAAGGAGATCGTAGAAGAACTCGAAGCTGACGAACTCGATGAGTACTCGGATAAGGTCAAAACCCGCCTCAAGCAGATGAAGAAGGTGTGGCACGACGAGCGCCGCGAAAAAGAGCGCGTTCTGCGCGAGCAAAAGGAAGCGCTAAACGCTGCGCAGAAGCTGATGGAAGAAAACCGCAGGCTGAAGCAAACGCTTAGTGTTGGCGAACAAGACCTTATTGCGCAGTACAAACGGGCCGCAGAATACGAACGCGAGTCTGCGCAACGTGCTTACCGAGAAGCGTATGAAGCGGGTGACACCGATAAAGTAATCGAGGCGCAAGAAAAACTAAACAACGCCAATTATGCGCTTCAGCAAGTAAATAATTACCGACCGACTTTACAACAGCCGGAACAAGAGGTAGAATCGCCACAACAGATGCAACCATCTCAGGTGGACCAAAAAACTATTGCGTGGCAAGAGCGCAATACTTGGTGGGGCGCTGATGAAGAGATGACTGCCTCCGCACTTGGGCTTCACCAGAAGCTCGCTAAAGAACGTGGCCCTCAATTTGTGGGCACCGACGAATACTGGGACGCTATCGACAAAACGATGCGTCGTCGCTTTCCTGAATATTTCGGGGAAGATGAAGCGGAACAAAAACGTGCGGCTCGCCCTGCGTCAGTTGTCGCTCCAGCTTCTCGTAGCCGGTCCCCCAAAAAGATCGTGCTCAAAAAGTCTCAGATAGCAATAGCTAAACGTTTGGGACTAACTCCGGAGCAGTATGCGAAGGAACTTATGAAGATGGGGAATGCATAACATGACACAGACTAGAATCACACGCGAAGCAACTACTCGTACTACGGCAGAACGCCCTAAATCTTGGCAACCGGCATCAATTTTGCCTGAGCCAGATCGGGAACCCGGATACTCCTATCGGTGGATTCGAGTTTCTTCACTAGGAAAGTCTGACGCTCCAAACCTGTCCAAAAAGATGCGTGAGGGGTGGGAAGCTGTCCGAATTGAAGAGCAGCCAAAGTTTGAACTGTTTGTGGATAAAGATAGCCGCTTCAAAGACAACATCGAAGTCGCAGGTTTGTTGCTCTGCAAGATTCCGACTGAGTTTATGAATCAACGCCGGGATTACTATTCCGGTAAAAACAAAGCCCAGATGGATTCCGTAGACAACAATTTTATGCGCGAGAGCGATGTTCGGATGCCACTCTTTAACGAGAAACGGTCTTCGACATCATTTGGTAAAGGCAAATAAGCTAGGAGCTTATAAATGGCATATCCTTCTGTAGATGCCCCTTACGGGCTGCTGCCAATCAATTTGATTGGTGGGCAGGTCTTTGCCGGTTCCACTCGCCAGATTCCAATCGACTCGGGTTCAGCTACAGCTATTTTCTTTGGCGACGTAGTTAAGCTCAATTCGGACGGAACTCTGTCGAAAGACACCGGTACTGATGCTGCAACTCCGGTTGGTGTTTTCATGGGTTGTTCTTACACAGACGCAACCTTCGGAAAGACCTTCCGTCAATACTACCCCGGCGGCGTTACAGCCTCTGACATTAACGCTTTTGTTGTTGATGACCCAGACACGCTGTACAAAGTCGCGGTTACTTCGTCGGGCACGACTGTTGGCTACGTAAACCGCACTGCGGTTGGTAACAACGCTGTGCTCACTCAGAACGCTGGCAACACTGCCACCGGCAACTCTAAGGTCGCT